GGTCGCGGGTGTTGATGCGCCTTTTGCCGGCCAGTTCCAGGGCGCGCGACACCCACCAGCCGACCACGGTGTCCTCGACTGCGCCGGGGGCGGCGGGCCACGCGGGCGCCGCCGATGCTGTCACCGCCTGCTCGGCGTTGTCCTCGGTGCCGGGTTCGCGTTGCTCCTGCGCCCCCGACCCCCCGTCGCCGCTGTCATCCGGTGCGGTGGTGGTGGGTAGTTCCTGCGGCGCGGGGGCCGGTTCGGGGACCGCGGACTGCACCTGCGAATCCAGCAGCGGCAACAACGTCGGTAACAACGCCGGATCACGCGACACCTTGTCTTGCGCCCACAACTGCAAACCCTCCGCAGTCGTGAAGTCATACAAGTCATCACCGGCCAGCCCGTAATGCTTCACCAACGCCCGCGACGTGATCGCCCCCGCATCAAACGCAGCTTTCGCCTCATCCGATTTGTCCGGGTCCGCCGTCAACCTCGAGGTGTCGAACCACAGCACGAATCGGTCCGGGTCGATGCCTTCGGCTTCCAGCATGCGCCGCAAAACCCCGTCATAGATGGCTTCGCACACCGTTTCCATCACCGGGGATATATGCAGCTGCACATCCGAGTCGTTCAAAAGCCAACCACTCCAGTGGTTACTTTGTCCGATGCCGCCGGTCAACCGCTCCGGGGAAATATCCAAACCCGTCGCCAAACGGACCACCGCATCGTTGCGGGTCGCGATCGCCACATCAGTCACCGAGTTATCAATCCGCAGGTGGTTGATCTTCCCGATCCACTCCCCCGGCGCCGACGCCACGATCGGCACCAAAGCGGCCATGCTCGCCGGGTCCTCCACCGCCTGCGACGCCACCTCCACCAACAAATCCTGCAGCTGCTGCGTCGCCGCCGGCGCCACCTGACCACCGAACTCATCGAACGTCGTCGGCCCCGACGGCAACGACGTTTCCTGCGGAATGAACAACACACCGTTACCGATCAGGCGGGAACGCGCCGCGTTCGCGATCGTCGCCGTCGTCGCCACAATCTCCCGCAACGAATCCAAACACGCACGCACCGGCGAATCCGGGTCACCCGCCTTACGGGGGTGCGGATTCCAAATCCGCACCAACCCATCGCCGGCCGCCTCATCGAACTCATGCTTGCTGCCGTCGGGCAGCGACACCGACACAACCCCACCCGCACCGCGGCTGATCTCATCCCTAGCCACCGGAACCCACCGCTCACCGGCCCCGGTCACCAGGATCGCCAACCACACCTCACCCGGCACCGACAAAACCTCAACCAGGCGGCGCACCATCTGCGACTGACCCAACGGCCCACCCGCAATAGCAGCCACGATCTGCGAAAACCGTGCCGCCGCCGGGTCATCCAAATCCACGCTGCGGGTCGGCAACCCCGACTCCGGGTCAATCTCCGAGGCAACCAAATTCACCCGCGAACACGACCCGGCCCGCCACCCCACGTAATAGCGGAACTCACCGACCTGGTCGTAGAACCCCCACGCCTCCTCCTGCCACTTGAGGCGCTTATCCACCAAACTCGTCTTCATCGACTGCGACGGATCAACAACAGTCTGGAACGCAGCCGTCAACGACGGGCGCTCCACGGGTTGCGGCGCCGCACCGCGACGTGGTCGACGCACAACCCGCAACGGCTCAGCCACGCGTCGAACGGTAGCTATCAGGGGTGATTACCCCCAGCCTGCACACCGCCGCAGCCAACACCGCAGCCAACACCAACGGGTCCACCCCATGCAACACCCGCGTCAACACACACACCTCATCCATGCGAGACACCACCAAATCCTGGTTGCCGGCCACGAACTGCGACCACCACACCACCAGATGGTCGAGCTGGTCCTCCGCAGCCGCGTGAGACTGATCCGCCGCCGCCACCAAACCGGCATCGGCGTCCACGGGCTTAGGCGTCCTCGGTGATTTCGATGTCCTCATCAGCGGACCACGGGGCCACCAAACCCACCACATGCGAGCACGCCAACACCACACCCGCATACACAGCCACTGGGTTATCCGCGAACCACAACGGGATCCACGCCGTGAACCCGGCAACCCACAACCCCACACACCACGGGCAACCCAAAAAATACGACACCGCGTCCCAACGACCCTGAACCACCCGCAACCGCGACGCCTCATTCACCCGGCCCGCCGACTCACACTCACCAGCCGCACGAGTCGCCGACGACAACCGGCGCGCCACCGCAAGCCGAACCGGATCAAACACCACATCCTGATTCACCAAACGAGTGACCCTGGCAACCGCCAACACCCACACCACACCGACAACAACCTGATATCCGAGGCTCATGGTCGGTGACGCTACGAAAACGGGGTGCCGTAAATCCAAACCCTATGCGCGCAAAGCTAGTTCGTCACCACAGAATCATCACACGCAGCGTGTGACCGCCTACCCTGAACAGCGGATTTCCTACGCGACCGGTACTTCGCCGCACGATCCCGACCACACTCCCGGCAGAACTCCCGCACACACTCACGGCCCTTACGGTCAAAGCCCCTGTGAAGGTACAGGTTCCAATCCACCTTCGGATGACCACACCCCACAAACCGATCCACCACAACACCCCGCGACAAAGCCTTCACCAAATCCTCGACCTGCCGGCGCAACCTGTCAGCCTCCACCCGCACCCGACCCAACTCCTGCCGCGACGCCGCATGCGCCACCTGCTCCGCCCGCACCTGATCCGACAACACCTGCACCTGCCGCTGCGCCCACACCGACACCGCCGTCATATCCTCCGCGCGAATACTCTTCACCAGCCGCAACGAACACGACAACCTCGACGCAATATCCGCCGCCGTCAACCCCGACAGGGTGAGTCCCGCGACCAGCCAGGCCCGGTCAGCACCAGGCAACTCCGTCATCCCACGAAACGCCCTCGGCGAACCCATCACCGACGCAACCAACAACTCATCCGGCACCCACCGGGCCACCGACCCAACGTCACCCTCGGCGTCGCTCACACCACACACAGTTACCACCCGCACCCGACGGAACCGTGGGGTCAACCAACCCGGCGCGACGCCCAACCCGGACCAGCCACCACACCACCAGGGCGCGGGGCACCGCTGAACGACATCGACATCCCCGCACCATGCACCAACACGTCATGGGCCACCACCGACGCCGCTAACCCGTCGGGCTGGTGCTGACCTGTCTGCCACGACACAGCCGCTTCCTCCCACACCGGGAAGTGCCCCGCCAGGCGGGCGGTACCAACCTCCAAACCCTGCAGTAGCGCCGCCGAGCGGGCTATCGCGTCCCCGCCGCCGCGCCCCGAACCCCGAGGCGGCCACGACGACACCGCCACCGCACGGCCGATGTTGGCGCGTTTGATCGCTTCCCGCACAACCCGGACGTATGTCTCGCGGGCGGCGAACCCCTCGACCGCGATCTCGCTAGCGCCGCACGCAACCGCCAAATCAACCGCCGCCCGCGCCCACTCATCAGAAGTCATCGGCGCCGACACATCCGCGAGCATCACCGCCACCCCGTCCGCAGTCAACGTCCAGGCGGTCACCCCACACGCATCGCCCTTACCGCTATCAGACGGATCCACCCCAACCACAGTGCGAGTCGTCCCCCCAGGCGCCACCGGCAACCGCCACAAATCCAACCACTCACGCTTCACCAAACCGCCCTCCGGGGCAGACGGCACACCCTGAAACAACGCCCACCACGTCCGCTCACCCACCTGCCGACGCAACTCCACAAACTCACCAGCCGAACGCCCCAACGCCGACACCATCGCCACACCAGGCCCCCGCCCCAACGCATCCGGCACACCAACCTCAGCAATCGCCGGCACATTCACATGCCGCCAACGACCCGCCTCCTCCCCCAACAACACCCCCGCCAAATCCAACTCATGCCACCGAGTCTGAATCACCACCGCAGAACCACCCGGATGCAACCGCGTCATCAACGTCGACCGAAACTCCGCAACCACCCGACGCCGATACGCCGCAGAATCCGCCTCCTGCATGTTCTTCACCGGATCATCCACCAACAACAAATCAGCACCCATGCCAGTGATCCCCGACAAAATCCCCGCCGCCAACATCCCACCCCGACGACCCTCCACCGTCCACCGCCCCACCGCAGACTTATCCGACGCCACCCTCAACCCCAAAAACCCGCCATGCTCCTGAATGATCCTCCGCGCCTTACGCGAATGCTCCTGCGCCAAATCATCCGCATACGCCGCAACCACAATCAACATGTCCGGGTCACGCATCAACGCCCACACCGCAGTCCAAATCACCATCAACTGCGACTTACCAGTACGCGGCGGAGTCGTAATCACATCCCGCTGATCCGGCCGCGTAATCGACCGCACCGCAGCATCCGACAACAACCTGATCGTCGGCGTCACCCGAAACGACGGATCCAAACGCCGCGCCAACTCCGCCGGCGAACCCGGCCTGACCAACGCACGCCGCAACCCCACCGACCGCACACCCACCAACAACTCCAACACAACCCCCACCTCAGAACGGGCGGTCGTAGTCCAGCTCCGCCTCAGCCGACAGGCGGTGCGCGGTCGGCTTCAACAGATACGTGATGTTCCCCTCCGAGTACGACAGCACATCCTCGTCGTCCAGGCCGACGTGGAAATAGTTCATGTGGATGGCATCGGAGGGCACTTTCCGCGCGGCCTTCCCCGGGTTCTCACTCGTGGGGAGATCCGCCCAGCCGTCGTACTGCCGAACGAAATCCGTCACCCTGTACGGGGTATCCGCCGGCACCCCCGGACCCCCATACGCCGCCGTCGGCAACGCCCCAAAATGCCTAGGCGGGGACTGCACAAACAAGGCGCCCCCATACTTGCGCTCCGGGTTCCCCAACAACACAAAATCCACATCGCTGATCCACACACCCGGCCCGCGCTCCCGCAACCACTTCGCCGCGACCTGCGCCCCCTCAGACCAACCCAGCACAGTCACCGGGCCGCCAGCGGACCGCAGCTCCTTGTCGAGTAGCCGCACACCCTGCTCCGCGCACCTCGGCAACGGCAGATTCGTGTACCGGATGTTGCGGTGGTTCTGCTTCTTCGCCCACTTCCGCAGAGCGCGCTTCGTCGCACCCCGAACAAACGCCGGGTCCAAACACAACACCACATGCTCAGCCACACCCCAAGGATGACCGCGAACCGTGCAACAACGCGAAACGCCCCCAGGTTTTCCCCGAGGGCGCCACCCCAAACCGATCCGAGCTACTCGAGGATCCGGTACGCCGTCGCCCGAGAAACACCCAACGTCTCGGCGATCGTCTGCACCGGCTCACCACTCGCACGCATCCGCTGCGCCAACGCAACCTGATCCGCGTTCAACACCTTCGGCCGGCCGATCGGCATACCCCGCGACTTCCGCGCCGCCCTGGCCGCCGTCCTCCGCTCACGACCCAGCTCCAACTCCAGCTCGGCCAGCGACGCCAGGACACCAGCGACCATGCGCCCGGTGGCGTTGCTGGTGTCGATGCCCTCACGCAGCGACCGCAACACGATGCCCCGCTCGCCGAGTTCACGGATCGTCAGCATCACCTCGGCGGCGTTACGGCCCAACCGGTCGATACCGACCACGACGATCGTGTCGCCGGGTCGGGCGTAGGTCAGGAGCGCGTCCAGGCCGGGCCGGTCCTCGCGGGTCGAGGTGCCGGTGAGTTTGTCGGAGTAGACCCGCTCGAGGTCGACGCCGGCCGCGGTCAGCGCATCGTTCTGCTGATCCAACGACTGGTGCCCGGTCGACACCCGGGCGTACCCGAGCTGCGTTCCGGTCATCGGGCACCGCCCGAGAAGCTGACCAGCCCGTCACGGTGCTGCCACGACGTGGCAACCGCCGGCCGCATGTAGCCCTCGGCCTGGGTGAACGAACACGTCCAGGCCCGGCCGCCCTTGGCGGTGCAGCTCGGGCACGGCTTGACCGTGACCGGCTTACCCCAGCCGCGGATGGTGAGCGTCGACTCGCCGCCGCACAGCAGCGGGCAGTCGATGACGTACTCGGAAGTGAACAGATCGCTCACAGCGATCACCCCTTTCGGGTCAGGGCCGGGTGGATCCCGGCCGGGATGGTTGGCGGTTAGGCGGCGTGTGCGCGGATGTGCTTCCACACCCGGTTGGCGGCAGCCCGGGCCTCGGCCTCGGTCAGGTAGACCTTGCCGTCGGTCATGCCGTTGCTGATGACGCCGTAGAAGCCGTTCTCGCCGAGGACAACCTCGATGGCGATGGGCTTGCCAGCGAAGTTGGCGACTGTGGTGCGGGCGATGGTGCTGATCACGTTGCTCATGGCTTTATCGTATCTCAAAACTATGTAGCGCACAAGTTTTGATATGACGCACGTTATGAGAATTGTGACCAGCAGCGACGCACACCACCGGCACCCCACCAGGGCACGGCTCAGAACTAAAGAATTGAGACGGGCCTAGGCAGGGGTGTTAGACCTCCACGTCGGCGCCGAGGTCCTGGGCGAGCGCCGCCTCGATCCACGACGGCCCACGACCAGCCACCTCGGGCGCCGGCGCCACCTCGTCGGCCTCGGCGGCCCGGTACACCGCCACCCACTCCGCCAACTCACCCACCGGCACACCACCACCAACCGCGAGGACCTGCCGGGCGACCTCGACGTGCAGCTCCCACAGCGGATCCCCCGGGCCAACAACACGGGCAAACAGGTTCCGGCACTCCTCGAGCACCAGGGCATCCATCGCGGTCACGTCGAGCTGGCCGGCGGTCACGTCCTCGGCGATCTGGAGGGCGGCGGTGACGGCGGCCTTCATGGCGTCCTTGCGTGCGGTCACGGCTTCTCCACGATCTCGGCTTCGATGACCTCAGCCTCGAGCGGGGCCTGGGCGGTGATCGCCGCGGGTTCGGTGGTGGCGGCGTCGATCGCGTCGAGGAGGCGGGCGCGGGTGTCGGCGAGGGCGGCGGTCGCTGTCACGTTGACGTTCACTTCGACGGGTGTGTGTTGGCCGGTGAGTTTGGCGTAGCGGTCGAGGCCGTCGAGTGCGGCGCGGGCGAGGTTGGCGGCTTCGGTGCGGTTGCCTTCGTCTAGGGCGTTGTGGGCTTCGTCGGCGAGGCGGGTGGCGAGGTGTCGGAGGGTGTCGCCGGTTGCGCGTTTGAGGGTGGTGAGGTCGTCGGGTGGGTTTTTTTGGAGCCAGCGGGTGACGGCTTTGTTGGCGTTGTGGAGTGATTTGTAGCCGAGTTGGTCTGCGATTTCTTGCCAGGTGCGGCCTCGGCAGCGGAGTTCCCAGGCGTCGCGGCAGCG